CAAATACTATCCCTTTGTTTTGGTTCATTCTATGCGATGTTTACCATTTTTGTTATTGTGTTTATCATTTGGTTATATTCTTATTTCGAAAATTTTGGGCCACATATCTTGTTCACATGGGTGGTTGGCTTATCTTTCCGTAAAGTACCTGGCATCAATTTTGACTCCTGTGATGATATTACCCATCATTTTAATAATTTGGGTTATCATCATGTGCGTGATATTAATGCGCGCTTATCGGACAAAGACGATCCAGAAAAAGTACAGGTTAATCTTGAAAATGTTGATTTGGTCGATCATGATGTTAATGATTTGGCTGCTATCAATAAAAAATATGTTTACAAAGCGCGGCCGAATCTTAGTGATGTTGGCGTTGGTGATTATTTTTTCCCCTTGTTTGAAACTTATAGTAATCCCATATCGGTCTATTTTTCAAGATTGTTCAGTGGTGCTCGGTTTTATCTCCCTTTTGGTTTTGTATTTGATGAGAAGATCAATAAGGAGATTGTTGCATTTTTAACTAAGGCACTGAGCTTTATTGTTAAAGACACTGTTGAGTTGAAAGTTTGTCTACATATTCCTACAGTGAAGGTTGCCTTAATGTATTTGACACCTATGTTGGAAACTTTATATCGAAATTTTCGTTTAAGATTACCTTATAAATATTGCCCAGCCGAAAGATCATATTGGTTTTGTCGTTTTGTTTTTGATTGTGTTCTTAGTCATTTGCAGTCTAAGAATGATTATCAAATTGAATCCGATATGCATGTTTATATGGCTTCATACATTTTATGTGCATTTCTTGACAATACTAATCGTAAACAACCTATTATTAATCCTGCATATGATATTGAAACAAATTTGGCTGATGCATTCTTGTTGAAGCACGCTGGTAATTTGTTTAAGATGTTGTGGGATTTTGTGAATTTGGATTGGGATTTTATCGTTGACAATTTATTTGATGTTTTGTCCCCGATTATACGATATATGGTCTTGACTGGTATGAATTTTTCTTTGCTCAAGGTCAGTTTAGGGGTCGAAGATATCTCTACCCCCATTCTTCATCTTTAAATTTAGAATTATATCAACGGCACGGATCCGAATTTAAATGGCGGGGTCCTCGTGTTTCTAGACGATCCCCATATGCCATTCGATTATATTCTGGTACTATGGACGTGCCGTATTGTACGGACCCTCACGATAGTGAAAATGTTGAAAATGGGTTCCGTAAGCGTGTTGCTAATCGCACTGTTTTAGAAGAATTACAACTGACTGCCAACTTGAGCAATGATCATGGGGATATTGCAGAATATTGGTTTGAACTAAATAGACTCGGTATGTTTGTTAAGCGTTTTCTTGAAGGCTTGCAACCTCTGCCTGCTTTGTCTGTAGATTCTTTTGATGAGTGGTTGCTTGGTTGTGATCACTATAATGAGTCTCGGAAAAATCAATTACGAATGGCTCATTTAAAATATTTAGAAGCAGGCTTAACTGGATATGATTACACATGTAAATCATTTATCAAGCGTGAGTTTTATGAAGGGTTTAAATATCCCCGATTGATAAACTCTCGCTCTGATAAATTCAAGGTTGCTGTTGGTCCAGCTATCAAGAAAATTGAAGAGGTGATATACAAACTTAAATGGTTTGTTAATGGATGTGTCGTCACTAAGTTGGCGAAATTGTTGGTTCCCTTGTCTCGATTTAAGTATATCTTGGAGACTGATTATTCCTCTTTTGAAGGAAGTTTCTCGCCTGAATATGTTCAACGTGTTGAACGACAATTGTGGCGGAGAATGTTAGCTAATAATCTTGATGTGTTACAGGTCATTGATAAGAGTTATGAACGACCTAACATCATTCATTCGCATGAGTATACTGCTAAAGTTGAGGGTTGCCGCATGTCAGGGGAGATGTGGACCTCACTAGCTAACGGCTTCTCGAACTTAATGAACATGTTGTATCTTATTGATAAATATCATTTGGAGGCGGATGGCTTTGTGGAAGGCGATGATGCTATTTTTGGATTATCAGATAACGTCATTAGCGAAAGGGATTTTAAGATGTTGGGGTTTCGCATAAAAATGACGTATGGTAATGATTTTTCTAATAGCAGTTTTTGTGGCAATGTTTTTGATTCTGTTGAAATGGAAACAGTTGTGTCGCCTGAAAATATAGCGAGGCTTCAGTGGTCTTGCAATAGTCAATATTTGTATGCCTCCGATGTTAAATTAATGGGTCTTTTGAGGGCCAAAGCCATGTCTTTATATTGTATTGGATTACATACTCCTATTGCTGGCTTGTTGGCTTATAAAATTTTGCAAATTATTGGTGTTGATGGTTTAGTGTTGATTGATCCTTCACGCAGATTTTGGAGGCGTGAGGTTTTGAAGATCTTTAGAACACTACCATTTGTGAGACCTGTTATAACCGAGTCTTCTCGCCAGATTTATGCTTCGCATTTTGGTGTATCATATGAACAGCAATATTCCTGTGAGGATATAATAGATAAGGCTAAAAATTTAAATGAACTTTGTCTTCCTTACGTTTTTGTTTCTAATGATCTTGACTATTTGTATTATTAGACGCTATATAGCAGTGGTGTGTGGACCCGTGCCTTAAAGGGTAAAATGGTTGTGAAGCTAGCTTGGCCTCGATGCCTCTAACTCTAGCGCTGACTTTTTGCATAATCGGTAATATACCGAATCAGAAGCAACCATCCTTTGAGGGTCTGGGACATCCGACTACTATGGTATTGCTTTTCTTGTTCTATAGATTCCTCTAGAGTATTCTGGTGCTGATCCTTTAACCCCTAGCTAGTTTGGCCTAGCTAAAGCACTAGTCTCC